CTTGCAGACATTTCTGAACGCCTCTACGAAGAAGAAGACCAAGAGACTTGTCTCTATCCGTACAACGGCCTCAATGAGAAGCTGTTCGGGATGCGTACTGGTGAGCTTGTCACCTTCACTGCAGGTACTGGTGCAGGTAAGTCAAGCCTGATGCGTGAGCTTATGCACCACTTGCTCAACAATACACAACACAATGTAGGTGTGTTCTCTCTTGAGGAGAACATCAAGCAGACCGCTTTCCACCTCATGTCTGTTGAAGCCAGTGACCGTATCTATATCAAAGAGGTACGAGAGAAATACAGCATTGAGCAACTCAAAGAATTTGAGAAGCGCACTGTTGGTACTCGTAGGTTCTTTGCCTTTGACCACTTTGGCAGTATTACTACTGACGAAATACTCAGCCGTGTACGTTACATGGTCAAGGCACTTGACTGTAAGTTCATCCTGATTGACCATCTGTCCATCCTTGTTTCTGGACTAGAAGGTGAAGATGAACGGCGTAACATTGACCAGCTTATGACTAAGCTACGTAGCCTCGTTGAAGAGACACGTTGTGCTATGCTTCTGGTATCACACCTACGCCGTGCTACAGGTGACAAGGGTCAGGAACAGGGCAAGGAAATATCCTTGTCAATGCTCAGAGGCTCACACAGTATTGCACAAATCAGTGACGCAGTGATTGCTCTTGAGCGTGACCAGCAAGCTGATGACCCTGTGCAAGCCAATACAACACTTGTCCGGGTTCTAAAGAACAGGTATGCAGGTGAAACAGGTGTCGCTACCTACTTGCTTTACGATAAGAATACTGGTAGGATGTCTGAAATTGACAACCCATTTGAAGCTAAGACTGACGACACAGACATAGGAGATTTTCTTTGAGAGTAGCTTTGGACATTGAGACTGATGACATCAAGGCCACGGTGATACATTGTATCGTGGCTATTGATTTGGATTCAGGCAGTGTCAAGAAGTGGTACGGTGAGAGCATCAAGGATTTCGCCGCATGGTCAGAAGGTGTTACAACCTTTATCATGCACAACGGCGTGTCCTTTGATGCCCCTGTATTGAACAGGTTGACAGGTAGTAAGATACCTTTGAAGAAGGTACGTGACACACTAATCCTGTCACAACTTCTTGACCCATCACTTGAAGGTGGACACTCACTAGCCGCATGGGGTGAGCGTCTAGGCTTTGGTAAGATGGACTACAACGATTTCTCTTCCTTTAATGAAGAGATGCTAAAGTATTGTGTCAACGATGTAAGACTTACAGTAAAACTGTATAACTATCTTGTTCCACAACTAAAGAAATATTCTAAGAAGAGTATTGAATTGGAACATCAGGTACGTGCAATCGTTGACAGACAGGAAGCAAATGGCTTCAAGCTGAACGTGGCAGAGGCATCATGTCTCGTGGCTAGGCTTTCAGAAGAAGCCAAGGAGATTGAGAATGAGATGCAAAGCATCTTCCCACCTATTGTTACTGAACGCTATTCAGAGAAGACTGGCAAGCGTTTGAAGGACAAGGTTGAGGAGTTCAATCCTGCTTCAAGACAACAGATAGGTAAGCGGCTGATGGAGAAAGGTTGGAAGCCTAAGAACTTCACACCTACAGGTCAGCCCATTGTGGATGAAGGCACACTCAAGGATGTAGATATTCCAGAGGCGCAGAAGATTGCACACTATCTGCTGTTGCAGAAAAGAGTTTCACAGATTCAATCTTGGATTGATGTTGTGGAAGACGATGGTAAGGTTCATGGTAGAGTGATTACCTTGAAAGCCATCAGTGGTAGAATGGCACACAATTCACCTAACATGGCACAGGTTCCTGCCGTTTACTCTCCCTACGGTAAGGAATGTCGTGCAGTGTGGATGCCTAGCAGTGAGCGTTACAGGTTGCTAGGTTGTGATGCGTCTTCATTGGAACTGAGATGTCTTGCCCATTACATGGGTGACCAGAACTTTACCAGTGAGGTTGTCAGTGGTGACATTCATACTGCAAACCAAAAGGCGGCAGGACTTCCCACGAGGGATGCTGCGAAGACTTTTATCTACGCCCTCATATACGGCGCAGGTCCTGCTAAGATTGGCACTATCGTTGGTGGTGGTGCTAAAGAAGGGAAGCTTATCATGGACAAGTTTATGTCCAACCTACCAGCCCTCAAGTCTTTGCGTGAAAAGATTGACAGGGCTGCAGGGACAGGATATATACGTGGTCTTGACGGTAGGCTTTTGAAAGTACGACAGCAACACGCTGCAGCTAACCTGCTACTGCAGGGTGCTGGTGCGATAATCTGTAAAGAATGGCTGCGTCAAATAACACTAGCTGCGCGACAGGATTACGAATACAATCTTGTCGCCAGCATCCACGATGAATATCAGTTTGAGGTACGTACAGACCAAGCAGAAAGATTTGGTGAGCTTACTAAGACTGCTATGAAGCGTGTAGAAAAAGAACTAAATGTTCAGTGTCCACTTGACAGTGAATATAAAATAGGCAATAACTGGTCTGAAACGCACTAGAAAGGAGATAACATGGACAGTTTAGAACCATCTAAAGAGAACCGTAAAAAGTTTGATTTAGATTTAGAATACGGTAAGGTACGTGAGAAGATGATTGCAGACATGCTTCAAGACAAAAAGATTGAAGTGAAGTCTGAGCGTGATGTCTGGCAGCGCACTGGTAACATAGCGATTGAATACGAATCCTATGGCAAGCCAAGTGGGATTGCTGCAACGGAAGCAGACTACTGGTTCCATAACCTATGTATAGGTGACGACACATTTGCTACTCTTGTCTTTGATACGAACAGTCTACGCCGCATCATTGACAATCTTGATTACAAGAAGTCAGTACGTGGTGGTGACCATAACGCATCCAAGATGTACCTGCTGAATTTGCAAAAGCTTTTTTCATCTGATGTGATAAAAGCTTTCAAAAAAGATGTTGACACTGCTTTTTAGTGGTGTCATAATACACACACATTAACGAAAGCGGCAAAGACCGCACAGAAGAAAGGAGGCTATTATGCCAGTATTATCAGGAAAGTCCCATTGGGCAAGCATCGCAACTCCTAACACCACCTATGAGCATGTGTGGACTATTGACCTTGCCGTAGCTGGTGACCAGCTTGAGAAAGCTAAATCTCTTGGTCTGCCTATTAAGAATAAGGGTGATGACCGTGGTGATTTTGTTACTATCAAGCGTAAGGTACATCGTAAAGATGGTAGCATGAACGATGCCCCTGCGTTGAAAGACGGTCAGAAGCGTGACATGGGTAATACGCTGATTGGTAACGGCTCTGATGTGAACGTACTGTTCAAGACTTACGAGTGGGAATACGCTGGTAAGACCGGAACTGGTGCTGACCTTCAAGCTGTTCAGGTTGTGAACCTGATTCCTTACGGTGATGGTGAGGACTTTGATGTTGTCCCTAATGGCTATTCTAATGAAGAAGATGCTTTCAATGACGACATCCCCTTTGGCACTTCTGTAGCCTAAAGGGATAACATCAACAAGGGTGCGACACATGTATGCAATATGGTCGTGAGTTGGCTAGAGTCGGGTGGGTACGCCAACATATTCAAAAGGATTTCATATGATTAAGCGTGGAAAATTCTGGTTGCCTAGTGAGGACAACCACTTCAATGGTGCTGACTATCAAGTACCACATCGTAAAGAAAGTATATCACACTGTGATAGCTTTGTTGCTGCGATAGACATTGGCGCACATGTAGGTACATGGGCTGTAGATTTACAGGAACATTTCTTTAAGGTGTACGCCTTTGAGCCTGTCAAGGAACACATAGAATGTTTCAAGAAGAACGTAGACATGTCTAATGTAGAACTGTTTGAATGCGCTTTGGGTGACGAGGCTGGTGATATAACTTTGAGTTACGCACAGTCAGGCAACAGTGGTACATCTGCTATTGATAATAATAACGATGGAGAATACAAAGCCTCTGTCTGTACGCTTGATTCCTTTCAGTTTGATTGTATTGACTACATGAAGATTGATGTTGAAGGGTATGAGCTTCAGGTACTGAAGGGTGCAGCAGACACAATCCAGAGAAACCGTCCTGTCATTAATGTTGAAATCAAAAAGACATGTGAGAGGTTTGGTTATTCACAAGAAGACATATTGACTTACCTTAGAAAGCTTGGTATGAATGCTGTTGGTAGAACAGTTGATGACTGGGTTTTCAAATATGTGTAAAGAAAGGAGATGTTATGGCTAAAATGGCTAAAATGGCTAAAATTGAAACGCTTATAGCTGATATTAACAAGGCTCTTGAAGAGGGCGTAGATGTTAATTCAATCAAGAACCGTGATGCTATGGAAAAGTTTTCTCGTAGCATTTGGCAATCAGTCAGGCGACAGTTGGGTGAAGGTACACGCCGCCGTGAAGCAGGTGGTGGGCTGCGTATGTCGCAGATTGGTAAGCCTGATAGGCAGCTATGGTATGACTATCGTGGCACAACTGAGCCTGAACCTATTGATGGACAGACTAAACTAAAGTTTATCTTTGGTGACATTCTTGAATCGCTTCTCATTCTTCTAACAGAAATGGCTGGACATGAAGTTACAGACGAGCAAGGGGAAGTTGAGATTGGTGGCGTGAAGGGTCACAAAGACTGTCGCATTGATGGTGTATTGACTGACATCAAGTCAGCTTCACCTTATGCTTTCAAGAAGTTTAAGGAAGGTACGCTGCATACAGATGACCCATTTGGTTACATTGCCCAAATCTCTGGGTATGCAGAGGCAGGTAATGATAAGAGGGCTGCATTCTTTGCAGTTGACAAGTCCTCTGGTGAGCTTGCACTGATGGATGTTCAACCTGTTCACATGATTAATGCGTCACATCGCATCAATAATGTTAAGTCTTTCTTGGCATCTGAAACACCACCAAGCAGGTGCTACGAGCCAGAGCCTGACGGTAAGTCTGGCAACATGAAGCTTGCTATTGGTTGTGTATTCTGCCCACACAAGAAAGAGTGTTGGAAAGATGCAAACAACGGCGCAGGTCTACGTATGTTTAGATACTCCAATGGTGTGCGTTATCTTACACAGGTAACGAAGGAACCAGAGGTAGCAGAGCTTTATGGCTAGACGTAAGAATAAAAAGCCTGACCACAAATACAGGTCTAACTCTGAATACAATACTGCGATTGTCCTAATCAAAAACAGAATTGACTTTCAGTATGAAACCAATCACGTTGCTTACGAGTGGCGAGAGGATAAGAAATACATACCAGATTTTATCCTGCCTAATGGAATCATACTGGAAGTCAAAGGACGGTTCATGCTTGAGGACAGAAAGAAGCACCTGTTTATTCGTGACCAGCATCCTACACTGGACATACGGTTTGTCTTTGATAATCCATATAGGAAACTATACAAGGGTGGTAAGATGACCTACGCTGACTGGTGTGATAAATATGATTTCCAATACTGTAAGGGTGGGGAAGGCATCCCTAATGAGTGGTTTAAAAAGAATGCAAAAAGAAGACATCGTTCTAATTGATGTAGAAATCAATACACCTAAAACACCTGAGAAGGCTTTGTTTATGACAGTAATACTTCAAGCGTTACTAGATGCAACAAAGCCTTCTTATGATGGAGAACCGGAATCCTCTGTGCTAGAAAGGGACAGGGCGATTGCTTGGTTCTTTGCGTCTGTGGGTGTAACGGCTGAAGACTTCAACACGGTGTGTGACTTTGCTGGGATTGACCCTCTATACATGAGAGACTTTGCCTTTAAGGTTCTACGTTCAGGTGAAGTTGAGTATGTTCGCAAAAGAATAAATGCAGTTTTAGGACATTAGATTATTGTAACTGTAGCTCATTTGTGTTACATTGGTATTTCTATTACTTGAAAAATGAAAGGGGATTTAGATGAATAATTATCTGCCAACTGACTACCAAAACTTTATCGCACTATCGCGGTATGCACGTTGGAAAGAAGACGAACAACGAAGGGAGACTTGGGGTGAAACTGTATCACGATATTTTGATTATATGTCTGGGCATCTGGTCAGCAAGCATGGTTATAAGCTTTCTGATTCACTGAGGAATGAGCTTGAAGAAGCTGTCCTTAACCTTGAAATCATGCCTAGCATGAGAGCATTGATGACTTCAGGCCCTGCGCTTGACCGTTGTCATGTTGGTGGGTATAACTGTTCTTATCTTCCAGTAGACCATCCTCGCGCCTTTGACGAAACCATGTATATTCTCATGTGTGGTACAGGCGTAGGCTTTTCTGTTGAACGTCACAATGTGGACAAACTTCCTATTGTAAATGAAACATTCCACACTACGGACACAGTAATCAAGGTGGGCGATAGCCGTCCCGGTTGGGCTAAATCCCTACGTGAACTGATTGCTATGTTGTATGCTGGACAGATTCCTAAGTTTGATGTGTCAGAAGTAAGACCTGCAGGAGCAAGGCTCAAGACCTTTGGTGGTCGCGCCTCTGGTCCCCAACCGTTAGTAGAACTTTTTGAGTTCTGCATTGAAAAGTTCAAGGGTGCTGCAGGTCGCAGACTTTACCCAATTGAATGCCATGACATCATGTGTAAGATTGGTGAGGTTGTAGTTGTAGGCGGTGTACGCCGTAGCGCACTCATCAGTCTGTCTAACCTGAACGATGACCAGATGGCACACGCTAAATCAGGTCAGTGGTGGGAACATGAAGGGCAACGTGCGCTGGCTAACAACTCAGTAGCATACAAAGAAAAGCCACAGATGGGTACATTCATGCGTGAGTGGCTGTCCTTGTACGAAAGCAAGTCAGGTGAGCGTGGTATTTTCAATCGTGAATCTGCCAAGAAACAAGCAGCAAAGAATGGGCGGCGTGATACTAACCATGACTTTGGTTGTAATCCCTGCTCTGAGATTGTCCTACGTCCCTATCAGTTCTGCAATCTATCTGAGGTTGTAGTTCGTGCAAGCGACACACGAGAAACACTGGAAAACAAGGTACGACTTGCTACCATCCTTGGCACATTCCAAGCTACGCTTACAGACTTTAAGTATCTGCGTAACATCTGGAAAAAGAATACAGAGGAAGAGCGTTTGCTTGGTGTATCTCTTACAGGCATTATGGATAATAAAATGCTGTCAGGTAAAGGCTCAAACATTGGTAAGAACTTGGGACCTATGCTTTCACACATGCGAGGCATGGCTGTCCATTGGAATAAGAAGTTTGCGGAAGAGATTGGTATCCCACAATCTGTAGCCGTTACCTGCGTAAAGCCAAGCGGAACCGTTTCTCAGCTTACAGATTCCGCATCTGGTATTCATGCACGGCACAACCCTTACTACATTCGTACTGTACGTGGTGACAACAAAGACCCACTAACAGAGTTTATGAAGGCTCAAGGTATCCCTAATGAACCTGATGTAATGAAGCCAGATAGCACAACTGTATTCAGCTTCCCAATGAAGTCACCTACAGGTGCTGTAACTCGTACAGATATGTCTGCTATTGAACAGCTTGAACTGTGGCTGACGTATCAAAAGAATTGGTGCGAACATAAACCATCTGTGACTATCTCTGTCAAAGAAGAAGAATGGATGGCAGTAGGTGCGTGGGTGTACGATAACTTTGACGATGTATCAGGCATCAGCTTCCTTCCATTCAGTGAACATACATATCAACAAGCACCTTATCAGGACTGCACTGTTGAAGAGTATGGGGCAATGCTAAAGCGTATGCCAAAGAACGTAGACTGGTCAAAGCTTCCTGAGTTTGAAAAGGAAGACCATACATCTGGTGGGCGTGAGTTGGCGTGTACGGCAGGGGTCTGCGAGATTGTAGACTTAAATGCAGCCTGACCACTGCAAAGGCTGTAAGCATCCTATACAGAGTTATAGCGAGTTTATACGTTTATAGTAAGATTTCGCTATAACTTATACATATCACGGCGATATGTAAAGAAAACGAGGATTTTTATACATAGTCTTTTTCAAAGGAAGGAAGTTTAAATCGTGACAGAACAATACGAACTTTTTAAAATTGAATACATTGACCGTGATGGTTACATCTGTATAAAGTGTGGAGTCCGTCAACCAGAAAATAACTTTACAACTGTCCATTACGAAAACGGCACAGTAGAATATAAACGGACATGTAAAACATGTGTAAAGAAACAGTCCGTAATTAGAAATGAATTAAAGAAAAAACATCCGTATCCAGATGACGACTACAGATGTCCTGTATGCGACAGAAATAAAGAAGACCTACAGAAAACTGAACAGCGTAGGCTTGGCATGTGGTATCTTGACCACTGCCATAATACTGGAAAGTTTAGAGGATGGCTTTGCCATCACTGTAATACTGGTCTGGGTGCTTTGGGCGATAGTATTGAGCGTGTAAAAAATGCTCTTAACTACTTAAAAAGTTGTTGACTTATGTGATTGTATGAATTATAATCAGGGTACTTTTGGAAAGGAGTTTGTATTGTTTACTAAGAAAAATCCTGTTATCTATATTGGATATGATTCTCGTGAAGACCAAGCATATGAGGTTTTGCGAGAATCTATTCTGCAATATACAAACAAATATGACATAATTCCCCTAGTTCAGCCCTCTCTTCGTAGGGCTGGTCTGTATAGACGTTCCGCACGTATTGACATTGACCACGACAAGCGCATTAAGATAGATGAATTTGATGGAAGGCCGTTCAGCACTGACTTTACATTTACTCGTTTCCTTATCCCTGCCCTAAATCAATATGATGGCTGGGCTTTGTTCATGGACTCTGACATGTTTCTTCGTTGCAACATTGAAGAGTTCTTTGAAGAATATACAAAGAATGAGCAGTATGCTATTCAATGTGTGCAGCATAACTATAACCCAACATCTTCAGTAAAGATGGATGGACAAATACAACAAACCTATAACAGAAAGAACTGGTCAAGCTTTGTTCTGTGGAACTGTTCGCATGAGGCAAATCTAAACTTGACAGTTGATGATGTCAATCTTAAATCTGGTAGCTGGCTGCACGGCTTTAGCTGGCTGAAGGATGAAGAGATTGGAAACATCCACCAAGAATGGAACTGGCTTGACGGATGGACATCAGAAATTATTGAACCCAAGAACGTACATTTTACGACAGGCGGTCCTTGGTTTACAGAGTGGGAACCTAAGAGACAGTCAGATGCTTCTTTTGCTGGAGAGTGGCAAGGTCTAAAAAGTAAGGTATTCTTTGAGAAAGCATTAGGAGAAGTAATATAATGTATACCTTTGTAACCTCTTTTAGTAAGGAAGGATATGATACTTATGCGAAACATATGCTTGAAAGTGTGGCAGAAAAGTGGAATCCAAAACATTTTAAACTG